ATAGCCATGATGTTCCCTTTCGTAGTAACCCCAGAATAGCAGAAACCCCCAGACTCTACGCAATCTAGGGGTTTCTGGTCTGTGTGGTTACAGGTTAGCTTGCGCCACCCTTGAAGTAACCAATGTGGGTTGCGTGGGTTAGACCACCGTCACATCTGATAATTCCGCGATAAGTCACAACATCGGTGTTGAAAGCATAGTCGCTTGACTGGTCAATACGAACGCCGCCGGCTACACGAGCCTTGAACGATGGTAGGTGGCCGAACAATACGCTCTTTGCACCAACCCCAGTTGCAGGAACGGCAGGATTCTCGTAAACAGGGTAGCCAAGCAACTGTGCTGGCTGACCGTTTACAGCGTTGTCCAACCAGATGTAGTGACCTGAAGTGTCCTTCAGCTTACGAGCAGCAGCAATACCAGTCTTTGACATTTGGAAACCAAGACCTGGTAGAACACGTGCGCCATCAGCGATACCGTATACAAGGTCAATAAGGTTTTCGTAGGTCGCAACACCGGCAACACCTGTGCCACCAGTAACAACAGAACCGGCAGCAGCAACCAACTTGTTAGTTAGAACGGTGTTGGTCTGAATACCTAGTGAAGTTCCAAGTTCCTGTGCAATGTAGCTGGTGATGTCGAACCCTGCGTCAGAAACAAGTTCTGAAGCAATAGCAACAAGAGCTGCATACTTCTCAGCACCAAGAGTGATGCTTGAGAAAGTTGGGTTTGACTCCGAGATTGCAGAACCAGCAGCAACCGAACCAGCAGAGCTGAGAGCAGTAACAGTTGGGATTACAAGCGACTCACCTGAAGCGGTGTTGAAAACCTCAGAAGTCTGAAGCATCGGGCCGACAAGGGTTGCAATCTGGAACACTTGGTTGTAGAACGACTGTCCTACGGTGTTGCTTGAAGGCACAAGTGCTGCACGGGTTTCACGAGTGAACTCGTGTCCACGAACTTCACCCATAGCGATCTGGCGAAGCAGGTCAGCGTCACCGAGGGTGCGCTTCTCTGGCTGTGCAAATGAACCTGCGGCTTCAATAGCGCGAGCTTCACGCTCAGCTACCTTCTGTGCAGTTGCGATTGCCTCGTCGCGAGCCTCAATGTCGGCTTCAAGACGAGCAATCTTTTGTGAGTCCTCGGCGGTAAGTCCACGCTTCTCTGCTTCAGCGATGTCAATTACTTCACGCATCTGAGCAATAAGGTTTGAACGAACTTCTGCCTGAGAGTTAATAAACTCTGACATAGTTTCTCCTAAATAGATTGATTGGGATTCCTGCCGCGCCCACGCTGAACAGACTTAGGCCGCGCCCACGCTGAACCTACTAAAAGTCTAACTGACTGTAAGTAACGCTTTACTTTTGTAAAAAATGCACAAAACAGCAGAAATGTGTGCTACATTTTTCTTGTTGCTTGTTAGTCGTGTTCCGAGCAACCCGAAACCCCCACATTCCCCCGTGGGGGTTTCCTCATTCCACAGACAAAAAGAAACCCCACACGGAAAAGGGAAAAACCGTGTGGGGAAAAGAAACGCTAATTAGCGAGTTTCTTTAGCAGTCAAAACCCTAACTTCTTTGGCAGGGTTGACCGACTTCTCAATAGCATCAATCAAATCCTTGATAATCCCAGCATCAGGATCACCAGCGATTTCTTTGATAACAGCAACAGCAACAGAGGCTTGTTCAACAGTAAACATTACACGGCTTTCTGGAGTAGGAACAACTTGGCTTTGGCAAGCGCAACATCGTCAGTTTTTTCGGTTGGTTCAGTTTCAACAACTTCAGTTACAGTGTCGCTCAACTTGTCAACAACTTCACGCAAAAGTTGTGCCTGATCTGCGTCAAGGTTTTCACCAGACTCAAGTTTCGCTAACGATTCAGCTAACTGGTCTGCGTTGATTGCTCGCACCTGCACAGAACCGGCAGTTGACGCGTATGCAGGGTAGGCGACAATGCTTGCCTCGAATAAACGCACATCGTTTAGTGTGCGTTGTGAACCATCGTCAGACCATGAGTCTTTGATTACATTGAAACCGAAACTCATTGAGTCAATAACTTTTGAACGGATAAGTTCGGCGGTGTCGCGACCACGGGTTGTGTTGGCTAGTTGTGCTTCAACTTTCAAACCGAACTCATCCTCGGTTAGACGCAGAGAACCGCCACGCAACGAAGCCAAAGGTTCGCCAGCGTCGTGATTCCACAAAAGTTTGATTTCGCTTCTTGACTGCAACGAACGCTTGAACGCACCAGGGGCGATTACTTCAATGAAAGGCAAAGGGTGTGATGGTTCGTTGAATCGTGCAGCGTAACCTGTGAACATCATTCCGTCACCTTCGGCACGAACTTCTATGTCGCTGAAAGTGTAGTTTCTGTGTTCTGCACCACCCAAGTTACGCATTTCAGGTGTGCCACCTTCAATACGGGCTATTAGGGCATACGCTACTGGTAGCCACTTAGATCTGTTGTCAGTCATAAATACTCCTGCATCTAGTTTATTGCTTTCTGCGTTACGCTGACTGTCGTCATTGTCGGCTAAACCGTTCACCCATGACTGTCCTGCGTCGCCACCCCATGCATCCCAAGCCACACGACCTGGTGTTGGGTAGTTGTCCTCACCGCTGTTGAAGCCTGTTGCTTGTTTGTCAACTTCGTGACGAGCGAAATAGGAACGCATACGGGCAACAGTCACATCGCTCACAGGTTCACCATTGGCTAGTTGGCTTGCTCGCCTACGACCAACATCAGTAAACCCTGACCCAGCCTTGCCGTCAGCAATCCACTCCAAAGCTCTACGAGCTGCGTTTCTCACACCTTGTGGTGCAGTGTAGGTGGCTCTTGCTTCAACGGCTGGGTTGTCGAGTTCACCCACAAACTCCTCATCCTCACTCAAACTGATAGCCAAAGCCTGATCAATGGCATCCTGTTTAGTTTTCTGACAGGCAACAAGTTCACCATCGGCTTTCACAACCGCCCACCCTGCACAGTCAGGTGATTTATCTGAAATGTAGTAAGGCATTACTCGTTGCTTTCCACAGCGGTTTGATTCAAACCAATCACTTCACCCGTATCAGCATCAATTACTTCAACAGTCTGTAAACCATCAACAATACCAATGTCCCTAAAAGTAACCCTGATTGGTGCATCCATTATGACAACCTTGCGAATAGTGTGTAAGCGGTAGTGTTAGTGAATGTGGTGTTGGTCGTCACAAGGTCAGTTTGCGAATTTTTGATTCCTGTGATTCGCGGTGACAAGTTCTGCAATACAAGTTCGGCAAAGTTAGTTTGTGATACTGCCCTAAAGTTCGCAGCAGTGCCTCCTGTTTGGCAAACACCTACAGCGTAACGCTGGCCAGCAACCAAGTCATAAGTTGCAGGATAGCCACCTGTCGTATTGAACGAGCGTGTGAATAGAGTGTGAGTTGCATTGAATAGCGTGGTGTCGCTTGCGGTGCGAGCCACCAAAGTCATTGTTGTGCCGTCAAAAGTGTAAAGACCCATACGAGCAAGCGTCAAAGAAGCCGAAGCGGTGTTAGCAGTCGCCATAGAAATCTGCGACACAGTTCCATTGATTAGCGGTGTAAAAAAAACAAAAGCATTGGTTGATAAACCAGGTGCGCCAGAACCCGTTGCGAAGTTTCTTTCGACAGTATCAACAGCGGTTAGTGGTTGATGTTTTGCCAAGTGCATGGTGTTTGCCGTTAGTTTAGCCGTTATCGCACTACTAAGATTTTCAGGTGTTTCCGAACTGCTTGTGCGAGCATAAAGATAGCCGTTTTCGGTAATATAGCAACTTAAGTTTCCCCCACGAGCCGAGTTTTGCCACGCTTCAAAAATGTTAGGTGTTGTTTCACTGCCTTCGTTGCCTGTAATTTTTAAAGGAGGATTCTCGTTCGGATTTTGATTACCAAAAGTTCCTGAGTAAGCAATCAAACGATTGTTAACATTCAATTGACTGCTAATGGTCATAGGGTTATTACCACTAAAAGTAATAGCTCCGTTGTAACCAACCTTGAAAAAACTAGAACTAACAGAGTTTGTAACATTAAACAAATCGGCTGTTCCGAAAGCAGAAAAACCCTTGACTGTCAACGGAACGTCAGTTGTTGAACCACCAGCAATAATCTGTGCACCGGTAAAAGTTTGCGAAGCAGTCACATCCGCAACACCCGTTACTGCACCTGTTCGACCATTAACCGAAGTAACACCACCACCAGATCCATTGGCAGCAGAAGTTACACGACCTTTAGCGTCAACAGTAATGTTTGCGTTGGTATAACTACCAGCAGATACCCCTGAAGTTGTCAAAGTCGGATTGGGATAAGTGCCAGTTAAATCTCCACCAGCAGAACCACTAGGAGTGCGTGAATCGCTAAGGCGTGAATCAGTAGTAATGACTGCAGTGCCAGAAATTTGACTAGGTGCAATACTCAAAGCAGATTGGTCAATACCAATAGTTGCTGAGGTTGAAGTTCCAGAGTTAGTAATCGGGGCAGTGACTGCTATTACACCCGACGGACCCTGAATACCTTGAGGACCAGTTGCACCCTGAATACCCTGTGGTCCTTGGGGACCAGTATTACCAACAGCAATAATAACCAATAGAAGTGGATGATTGTTTGCAAAGTTTGTTGTACCAGTACCAGCACTGGTCAAAAGAGTTACAGGAAAATTATCCCAAGTAGCATTATAAGTTGGAGTTCCATTGACTTCCCATTTTTGATAATTAGCAGAATTATTTTCATCTTGAATGATAAGAATGTCGCCTTGATTTATGAGGTCTAAGAAAATGCTATCGTCTTGATTATCTTTATCAATGTGGCTAACTCTTAGGGCAGTGGAATTTATTTGAGTTGCATTATTCCAGCCAAGTTGATTATTTGTAGGGTCTCCCGAAATTGTGTTAGTTCTAGCGTTATAGTGATAGTGAGAACTAGAACCACCAGTAGGACCAGTAGCACCAGTAACGCCTTGAATACCTTGGATACCCTGAATACCCTGAATACCTTGTGGTCCAGTGGCTCCAGTATTACCAGTGTCGCCCTTGTCGCCCTTAGCACCAGTAGCCCCAGTCGCTCCAGTAGCCCCAGTCGCCCCTTGAGCACCTTGGGCACCTTGTGGACCTTGTGGACCAGATGTACCAACCTCAACAGTTGCCGAAGTTTCAGTCACATTCACATCAACAGAAGTTTCAGAAACACTTACAGTAGTGTCCGACCCCTCAACATTTACAACAACCTGACTCATCTAGTGATCTCCGGTGTGTGAACCCAAGTCCCTTGCAACAAGCGAGTGACAGTCCCAGAAGTAGTAAGTTCCAAATCATACAAATACTGTCCAGCAGTAATAGCAGCTGTGGCAGTAGCAGCCACTGACACAAGAATCGTGCCAGCAGTTCCACCCAAAGTAATGCCAGAACCGGAAGTCAAAGACAACACACTAGAACTGTCATATTGTTCGCGCACCTGCAAAGCTGCTGTGTAACCACCCAAGTTCACCGCAGTCCCACCAATACTGTAAGTAAAAGTCCGACTAAAAGTTGCACCCTGTGGGCAAGTGATGTTGTAAATACCAGGCTCAACCATTAGTTCACTCCATAAACATTCTCAGGGGCATTAGGGTCAATGTTCTGAACCGGTTGCAACTGAACTGACGGCAAACCAGAATGGTCAATCTGTGGCAACCCAATCTTTGCAAGCACATCAGCAGGATCGAAACCAACCTGCACAAGATACTGTGCCATCTTGACTTTCATTTCCTCACCAACAAGAGCTGCACCAACCAAATCAATGTTCGCCAACGGAACACGATTCACATCGCCACCCTCAACAGCAGACAAATCCTCAAGGGCGCGAGCATCATTCACACTCATAATGCCAGCCTGAGTCAAAATGCTGTAAGCAGTTGCACGGCTCTGCAAGTCACCACGCAACAAAGCATTGAAGTTGAACTTCACAAACGCACGAGGCACAGGCAAAAGCAACGAATACGACCACTCAATCTTTTCCAAGATAGGGCGAATACCATGCGACAACCATTGCAAGTTCGACTGTTCAACAGAAGCGTAAGTGTTAGTGCCTGGAACACCCATCTGGTGTAACGGAATGTTGAACGCACGAGCGATTTCCTCAACAGCGAAACGGCGTGACTCCAACACCTGCGCTCTCTCAGGGTCAGTTCCCAAGTTCTTGATGTCAGCACCACCTGTGAGAATACCTGCACGGTGGCTGCGTCGCCAACCCTTGTGGCGACTATTGAAACCATCAACAAGGTTCTTAGCTTGCTCAGTAGTGGTAGTCGGTGGGGCAATAATCACTACATCGCTTTGCAAACCGTTAGCAAAGAACTCGGCAGCGAACTTCTGCAAAGCCGAAGCAATACCCAAAGTTTCTTTCAACTTCTCTACACGGCTCAAACCAATAAGGCCACCAGGCACAGCGAAGTCAATAATGTGCAACACCTCGTCAGTAGTCAAAAGTTTCTTTTCACCCTGAATGTCAAAAACCTTTTTACCGTTCACCATTTTCACAGTCACAGTTGTTGGATCAAGAACAACAAGGTTGACTATTTCGCCCTGACGGTCACGAAAAACACGAGTGTAACTGTTGCCGTAAACAAGCAAGCTAGTGACAACAGCCCCATAGTGTGCTTGTCGTGTAGTGTTCACATCTGGTTGGTCAAGCCACACAGGGCGTGTGCTGAGTGGCAAACGCTCACTACCTTGACGAATGTATGCACCGACAGGCAAAGTCGAAATAGTGTCGCTAACTAGGCTGACCGCCGAGAAAAACGCTGAAATGGTGAACGCTGTGTCACCGTTGATGTAAACACCAGCCTCAGACGAAGTGGCCAAGTCGCCACCTGCACCCCACACTTGATTTGGGGTGATGGCTCGTTTCTCAAAACTACCAAACATTATTTACTACGCTCAATCTGCATACCGACAAAGAACAAGGCTGCACCAAACGCTAGAACACCCAACGGCAGATAAACCATACCTAAAGCAACACAACCAGCTAATAGACCAGCGATTTGTAAAACATCTGCGACCACAAAAACCACCTACATAATGAATTGTGGAACAACCACTTCCTCTATTCTACTGCTGGCACGGTCATAAGCCATTAGTAGAGCAATCGCCAAGTCAATCTTGAGTTTCGGGTTACGGAAATCTTTTGTAAGCCTCGCACCAAGTTTTGCGTCTTGTTTCAAAATACAGTTATCAATGTGACGCTGTAACGCAGGGTGACGGTCATGCACAAACTTCTTATTCATAATCGCTTCATACAGTTTCGATGTCGCAGGGATCGTGCGTTGCGGAGTGTTCTTGTATTCAACAACAGGGATGCCGTAGTCCTGCCACACAAACATTTCGTTTTCCCAAAACGACGGGTCACAAGGCATTTCCCTCATGTTCGGGTATTTGTCATACCAGTCCATAACAAACTTAGACACAACCTCTTTGTCAACAATCCACGAATCATCATCAAGAGCAAAGTTCTTTTCCCAAGCAGCAACATACTTCACACGAGTCTTGTCACCCTCAAAGCGTGGCAGGATAACCGCAACCAAAGCTGTGCTGTCATTTTTCCAAGAACCATCAAACCCAAGCACATACTCGTCACTAGGTAACATTTCAAAATCGTCACCCAACGCTTGCCAAACACCAGCCGGCAACCAAGCCTCTTTAGTGTTCACCCATTGGTTCAAACGCTTAGTGCGAAACTCTGCCTCTGGTGTTCGCTTCACAGCAGAAGCCATGTCCTCAACATCAATCAAGTCACCCAAACCAGGGTTAGCCAAAGCCCACACTTCAGGGTCACGGTGATCAGCGTCAGCAGGTGCTTCCCACCAAGCCATAAAAAACGATGGGTCAGGTTGCTCACCAGTAGCCACCAACTTGCCACGCTGATACTCAGTAAACGCAATCGAATCATCACCGCGACTATCAGACTTTCTGCCAGCCGTAGTAATAGAAACCAAATGACCTAACGAGCCTCTAGCACCCATAGAAAGTGAAAGCACATCGTAAAGGTCACGAGTAGGGTGAGCGTGAAGCTCATCAATAATCGCTGTCGAAACATTTAGACCTTCTTTTGAATACGCTTCAGCAGACAACACTTTCATAACCGAGTTAGTTGACGGCACATAGATACTGTCTTTGTAAATCGTGGCAAGTTCAGAGAGTTCCGTGTTTTCAATCATTCTTTTGGCTTCACCGAAAACAATGCGAGCCTGTTCTTTTTCGGCTGCGGCCACCACAATTTCAGCCCCCTGCACACCTCCAGCAAACAAGTCATACAAAGCGATACTCGCAGACGACAGAGCAGACTTGCCGTTTTTTCTCGGCAACCCTACAAGACAAGTCCTTGCAACGAACCCACCCTGCTCATCGCGAGCATAGATACGGCGCAACAACTCTTTCTGCCAATCCCGCAACACCAATGAGTTACCAACACGACCAGCAATACCATCCTTACCAATCGTGCCAAAAGTTTCCGCAAACGCAATCGCATAATCACCATCGCCACGAGCAACCGCTTCAGGGTCAACAGGAGTCAACCAAGCCGGCGGCCAACTAGCCACGGTTCGCCTTAGCGTCTAACAACTCCTGCAACTTTGATTTAGTCTTAGCGGAAACCAAACCAAGACGAGTGCGGTCAGCAGGTGAAAAACCAAGCAAACTAAAACCATTCACAATAGCCTTCTCAGTTTCATTCAAAGACATAATGATTTGTCTATCAGTAGGGTCAATCTCAAAGAATTGACGCAGACGCTCACGGCGATCAAGCTGCTCGCAAACCATTTGAACAAGTTGTGTGTCAGTTCTAATTGAAATCCAAAGTTCACCAGCACCAAAAATAGAATCCCACAACTGCTTGCCATGCTCACCAAGAGGTCGCAATGGTTCGATGTATCCATAGTCAAGTGGGGCAAGAGCGTCATTCATAAGTATTTTCTTACCGCCAGGGTTGCCTTGCAAAATCTTTAGTTCAGCAGGTTTAGGTGGATTAGGCATTTACGACCTCAATCATTTTGTCAGCCTTAGACGAGTTACAGGATTTATGTGCAACTCTAAGATTATCCAAGTGATCACTTCCACCCTTAGAAATTGGTATCACATGGTCAACAGTCGCATCCATGCGGTCAGTTCTC